GACTTGTCCTCATGATCTCCAGGCAGGAAACCAATCTCTCTGGTAGGAACCAGTGAACGGACAATGTAAATCTTTTCGTAAGGAGTCTCAGGGTTTAGAACTTCTTTCAGTGCAAGATACAGTGCTACAAATGTCTTACCTGTACCTGCACAACCATGTAGGATACAGTTCTTACCCTCTTCCCATGCACTGAAAACTTTCTTCTGGTTCTCAGTAATAGGTTCGATGGCAGCAAGTTGCTCTGTGCTGATAGGTTTGCGTCGAGACTTCTTCACTGTGGGTTTATCATCAAGAACACCTTCAAGTTTGAATGTGTTCTGCAAATTCTTACGACGTGGCATATCAGGTAAATCTACTAAGGTTTGCACCAGGATGTGCTCTCTGGACTTTAGACATCACTTCCTTGAATCCTTCCGAGGCAGTAGGTTTGCCGTAGGTAGCAGTGACATTTTGATTACCAAAATATCTTTCAAGTTCAGGATGTTCCTCTTTGTATTTATCGAGATCGTGGATAGACATTACCACGTTCTCTAGGATTTCTCCAGTCTCTTTGTTTATAAAATCGTATGATGGCATTGGTCTAGGGTTTAATTAGAATACAAGGTTGTGTATCAGAACAATAGTCTTCGGCACACTTACAGTCTTCAGTACACCACTCAAGAGCACGAGAGATGGTGGGAAACTCACAGATGAAGATCTTTTTGATTGCCTTGGCAATATCCATGTGCTCCTGCTGAGTACCGTTCTTCTCCCTAAGCGAGATGTAATGGATCCAGTTGCGAAGATTGCCCGTCATGTACATTCTGGTGGGCACACAGAGGGGAAGCACATTTCTGGCACACTCCTTTGCGATTCCTGCATCGAGCATCTCCTGATACAGTTCCATGCCTGCTTTGAAGTGATGCTGCATCAGGATCTCAAACTTCTGCTTGGTGAAAGGATCAACATCATCAATAGAGTTCTGTCGATTCTTATCATCCTGACGACGAAGATCAGGCAGAGGAATGTTATCGAACCCTAGAAGTTTAGAGTCGGCATACCGTTGTGAAAATTCTTGATATGTGAACGAACGGTGGCGCAGTATTTGCTGTGCGATTGCTCTAGTAGTATTGATCTCAACAGTCATGGTTGCTTGCTCAAACACAGACCAGTGTCCATGCTTGATACAATATGCCAGCAGTTTCTCCACCTTAGGATTTTCCTGGTTGTTTGGATTGCTTACACGTGCAATGTAACCGATTGTCTTCTCTGCATCAGGAGTGACAGAGATCTTACATACTTTCATTTCTTAAAAATCATATAGGACATAGCAAGAAGTCCTGCGGACTTGAAGTAACCGATGGTTGCCAACCCAAAGATACTAGGAATCAACCAGTTCCATAGTAACATAAAAATCAGAGGAATAGTAGCAACTGTCATGGCTGCCACCAGCAATTCTCTAGGGGTCTGTGGTACAGACTTCCCTTCTTCTTCAACCTCTTCCTCTTTCTTCTTGCGAGGATCAAAAATAACAGTGCTCATTTCTTCTTACCCTTTGGTGGATCTTTAGGATTGTTCCACAACTTTGGATTCACTCTACCCTCAGTCTGTGTAAACTTAACAAAATCATGACGATAGTGATCCCAATACCAATCAAATACATCTACTTTCTTGGCTGCGATCACTAGATCATACTTAGTCTGACCATCCAGAACATACTCTACTAGATATGATGTGTAAGGTAACGACCTGTCGTTAGCAAGTTCTGGTGAACAGTCTTGTTCAAAAATCTTCATTCAGCTGGTCCTCTATTGCCCCACTCAATTTGTGGGAATGCTTCTTTAACTGTAGCAAGTGTGATGCGATACTTGTCTTGAAGTTTACCATCCTTTACCAGACAAATAAGTTCTGCTTCGGACTTGTGTAGACCTTCAAGCAAGGCAATGAACATAGATTCACGTCTCAGTTGAGGCACTTGATCTGCACCACCTTTGATGTAATAGTACAACTTAGTATACTCTTTCGCAAGTAGTGAGTGCTCAGTACCCTTGGGTGAATCGTTGGGAGTGTAAGGAACTTCACCTTCAGGCAGAAGGGTGATGATCGAATCATCATAGTTCCAGATCAAAAGACTACGAAGTGCTGGAGTATTGTTCTGAACTAGAAGAGAGATCTTCTCTTTCTTAGTCTTTGCATTGCTGACCTTCTGAAGCACTTCAGAAATCAGAAGGTTGTTGTTTGTCCATCCAGACATAATTAAAAATCTCCTACGTGGTTAATCAATTCAAGAAGTTGGTTCGATACGAAGTAAGGATAAATACCCGACCTAGGTTTACAGACATAGTTGTCGTATTCTTCGACAATTAAATCTTCAATCTCCTTAGGTATATATCTGAAATCGATAAGGGTCTTATTTCGTTCGTAGTATTGCATCTGTTCTGAAGTACAGAAGTCTTCAGGTGCTTTGTCTAACCACAGAGAAAAGTTTTTCTTACTGATAGGTCTTTGTCTTGCACCCTTTACAAAGGTCTCGTCAGGAGAAAGACAGTTAGGAATGCCATCAGACTTATCACCCTTGATGATGTGCTCCAGGATGTACAGATGAGGATCTGGACACTCCACAAAGGACTTCTTCACAGGGTTGTACTGTTTGACATAAGGATACTTCTGCAACTGAACAAAGTCTTTGTCACCAGATAGAATCAGAATAGGTACAGGTGGTTGCATGTCCTTCTGCAGTCTGATGTTTCTCATGCCCTGATCAATAGTCAGGATTGCAATGATGTCATCTGCTTCAGACCCATCGACACACATAACCTTGTAAGGAAGGTTCTCACGAAACTCATCTCTGAGTTTGTTGAGCACCTCAAAGATTTGACTCCAGTTGTGATTAGACTTTGCTCGGTCTTTCTTTCTACTAGCTTTGTATTGGGGGAAATACTTCCTCCTCCAGTAATTTTTACTGTCATAACAAAGGACTAGTTCTCCGAACTTGTCCCCGAACTTTCTGCGGTACATCCGTAGAGAGGTGAGAACCATGTGTCGAACTAGTCCCTCTTCAAGTTCTCCATTTCTCACATTGATTTGCATCATTAGGTTGGAGATCATCACCTGATTCATGTCAACTAGAATCATAGTTTCTCAATCATCATCGTCGTCCTCTAGTGTATCATGATCTTTGTCTATACGCAAGTATAGAAGGTCACCGATGTTTGCAGGTTCTCCATCCTCATCATACATTTCAGGGTGAATTACTTCCTTAGCATAATCTGCCTTTTCATACCAGGCATCAAACACTCTAGAAGCAAACCACCCCCCAATGAATCCGACGATGAAGGCACCTAGTATCAGGAACGTTGAGAACAAAAGCACAGCAGTGTATTCCATACGAGTTCTCCCTCATCTCTAATGTTAGTATTTAGTGACTCAGAGTAGATTATTCTCTCTAAGATACGAAACAGTTTCAGTACATCCACCAAGGTTCTTACCATTGTATTGAACCTGTGGGAACGTTGAACCTGCACCAAACTTTTGATAGAACTGTTCACGAGTAAAGTCTCGATCAAGTTTGTAAATCACATGCCTCAGTTCTTTTAGTTGTAGAACTTGCTGGATCTTGGTGCAGAAGGGACAACCATCCCTAGAATAAACAATAAAACTAATCATTCTTCTTCACCTCTATATGGGGATTTAGGATGGTCTTTTGTATGCATGTAGATGTAATCATGAATTGCAGCTAGATCTTCATCATAAGTATCACTATGAAACTCTTCACTGGTCATCAACTTATCTTCGAGAATACGAAGACTCATGTTAGTGTACATAAATGAACCGTACATCTCACCATCATAGTGTTCGACGAGTTCATTTGCTTTTTTCCACAATTTGTCAACGACAGATTGCTCACGAGAAAATTCAGTAATCATTTTTTGTCAACCTCTTGACGAATACGACCGAAGGAACGAATCCTCCTGCGTTCACCAGGAGGACGAGTGGGAGCAGGGAGGGGTTCCATGTCCCTGTGACCACGTTTGCGATTACGTTTGGACTGTTCAGGCATAGATCCTCCTTGGTTACCATAGTATTTTAGCATAAAAAAGGAGGGGTAGCAACCCCTCCCAAACTCTAGAGTTTAGTTTGTATGAATCAGAAGGAATACTTCAGACCCACTTTAGTCCCGTAGCCACGGTCAATACTGGAATCACCAGAACCTTGGAAGGACACTTCACCGTAGACACCGACAGCATCGGTCACAGCAACACCGATACCTGCCTTACCAGAAGGAACGGTGTCAACTTCACCACCATCGGGGGACACGACCGAAGCACCTGCTTGGACGTAGTACGATGCCGATTCACCAATAGGACCCTCGTAGCCAACGTGCAGATCTGTCGTCGTGCCGTTGTAATTTGAGCCCGTGAATCCTGAGTTTGCCTCTACGTTCACGTAGGGACCTGCAAGGGCAGCAGCAGGTGCGAAAGCAAGAGCAGCAGCAGCTGCGAAAGCAGTTTTGATCATTGTTTGTTTACCTCGTTTGTTTTTACTTGTGGAATGGTTACCCACAGATGAAAAGAACCTCGACTTGGTTCTGTTGTAAAACGTTACATGAATAACGTTCTGAGTATTTATACACTTTTACTTTACAAAGTGTATAAAACGGAAGAGGTGGGATTTGAACCCACGGATGCTTGCACATCGCTGGTTTTCAAGACCAGTGCCATAAACCACTCGACCACCCTTCCATGAGATCAATTATAAGGGAAAGAGGGTGACTTGTCAACCCTCTTCCCAAGTTGGTGGATTGTACTTGAGGAATTCAAAGAACGTCATCCTCATTTCCTTCTCGGTCATCCCGCAGTTCTTCGCTGCTGTCGGAAGGTTCCACTTCGCCGTAAAGAGATTCGTATTGGATTCTAATACCCTCTGAGGTGTAGTCTTTACTACGATCGATTCTTCCGATTTCACCGAATATGGATTTCTTACGTTTCTGATACTGTCTGATCTTTTTGTATGCTGCATTCTTGTCTTCGTTGCTATGAACAATGTTCTTCAGATCCTGAAGTTCCTTCTTCATCTCGTTCATACGAAAGTCTGCACGAGCATGACGACGGATTGCTTCAGCCTCATCAGCTTCTACACTGTCCCAATCAGTTGGTTTTACCATACTTTTTAATAAACTCTCTTACTTCAGGTGTCTCTTCCCACTCCCAGAGTTGGTTGTGGGTATCATCTTTCTTCTTGATTAGTAGTTGCTTTTTCACAGTACGAAGTTTCATTTGATTTTCTCCTGTAGTTCAGCCCAGTCTTTGTCAAAGAGTGCTAGACCCTTGTCTGTAAGAATGTGGTTGTACATTTTATTATACACTGAAAATGGCATTGTGACAACATCTGCACCATATTTGAATGAATCAATAACATGTTTCACACTACGGATAGATGCAGACAGGACTTGAGTATCAGTCTGCCCATCAAAAATGCCAGCAATCTCTTTGATCAAAGTAATACCATCAAAGGATTGGTCATCGACTCTACCTACGAACGGAGAGACATAGGTAGCACCTGCTTTGGCAGCAAGAATTGCTTGTGCAGGTGAGAAGACGAGAGTAACATTAACAGTTCTACCGAGATCTGTCAAGTACCTACATGCCTTCAGTCCCTCAAAGGTCATGGGAACTTTGATCGTGATGTTCTGAGCATGGTCAATGTAAGGTTGTGCCTGTGCCAGCATCTCTTCATGGTGTCCACCGACAACCTCTGCAGAGATCGATGCAGTCTCAGGGAACAAGTCAGAGATCCTTTTGATAACTTCCACAGGATCTTTCTTCTGCTTACACATAAGTGTGGGATTGGTGGTCACACCATCGATGAATCCCAACTTCGCAACCTCTTCAATTTCATAGAAGTCAGAAGAGTCTAAAAAGATTTTCATTGATACGTTTGCATTCTCATTATATATTAGCAAAAAAAGAGAGGGGTCAACCCCTCCTGTTAAAAACTGGTTGTACTGTGAGCAATTGCTCAAAATAGTCTTTCAAGTGAATACGATAGCAGGACCAGTATGTTACCCCCCGATATGTTAGTTGATAACATGCTGGTGGTCTGCTGTCTTTATCCATGTCATCATAATGATAAACATAGGATTTATCCATCACACCTCATTTGTTATAGGTGTGACCTCTATAGCAGAAGGTGCCATGCACTTCATCAGCATCACCTTGCTTGCACTCAAACTTGACACCACGATAGGTAGTCATAGCAATCTGTGCATCGTGCAGTGCTGCTGCTTTTTCGATCTGCTTCTTGATTAGAGTAAGTGTGTTCATTAGTTTGCTCCTGAATTTGGGGTGATTAAACCCGTTCCTTCAGTCGGCTTTTGCGTCCCAAAAACATTCAGGTACAGATTCCTTTACGGTCTCTACAAGTTCTACCTTCACTATGGGAGGTAGACTTTCATGCCTAGAGATTCTCAACATGAGAGCCTCGGCATCCTGACAGTTCATATTAGTATAGAGGAGTAACTCTAGCATGGGATGAACGCTCCGTTCCGAGTCGGCTTACTTGCGTCTCATACTAACGTATCATTACATTGACCTTCTACTTTAGATCTAAAATAACCTATGAGATTATATTTGGATCTGCGATCCAGATTGTCATCCATAAGGATTTCAACCCGTTTCTGTAGGAACCTTTCACACGACATGTGCCACCCGTAGGGGTTGCCGTCATCATGATGGGCAAGGGTCAATGCCAGTAAGATACTGAGCATGAGATGAACGATGGTAATAGTATACCACGATTATTTAGTATCTGTCAACTGTAACATGTGATACAGTTTTAGAAACGGTGAGGAATCTTATCATACTGCCACTTCTTTGCCAGTTCAGTATCTTCTCCTGGCCACTCAGGGAATGACCTGTGACCCATCATAAGATCCTTGAGAGTTGATGCCTTTGCCAAAGCACAACGATGGTATTCAATCACATCATCTACACAAGACAGCATCTCTTCGTATGCTTGACGTGCATCTACATGTTGATCCTGCAGGTAGTCATCAATGGCATCCTGCATCCTGCCTTTACGTTGCTTACGATACTCTGCTTCGTAGTCCCAGTCTGTTTGAATAGTGGGTCGTCCTTCTTCAGTCATTAGTCTTCTTGAGGATAAGGTGGTCTGAGGCATAGGTCCATTCTAACACATCTCCTTCGTGCCATCCCAAAGATTCCATAACATCGTCAGGAAACTCTAAGAATAGTTCACCATCATCAGTCTCTTGTACTTGTAGTGTATATTTCATGGCATAAAAAAGAGGGTCCGAAGACCCCCAGTATATCACAGAGCATTGCCTCTTGGCAAGACTTCTTCAGGGAACACGAACGATTCGTGTGGTTGATCCACTGGTGCCATCCAGGCACGTAGACCTTCATTCAGTAGGATGTTCTTTGTGTAGAACGTCTCGAACTCAGGATCTTCTGCTGCTCTGACTTCTTGTGAAACAAAGTCATAAGCACGAAGGTTGAGAGCAAGACCAATAATACCGATGGAACTTGTCCAAAGACCCATAACAGGAAC